AAGTAGAAATCTTCATAATTAATATCCCGACGGATATCATTGCGCGACATGATATCGTCGAATACCGGCTCGCTGGTGCCAAGAAGTTCTTGAATTCTCGCCTCAATGCGGAACATATATCCCGTGTCCGAGTTATTAGATAAAACAAAAAGAGCGTCTACGGTTTTTCCTCTGCTAGCCAGAGCCTCACGAATTACCTCCAGAATTTTTGGATTTATGGGAATAGGATCTTGATCAGGTTCTCCACCCACAGGCCCTATTGTCCCATCAACGTCGAATACGAGGACAAGGCCCATATCAACCCCTTTTACACTAGACCCAGGAATATTATTCGCTCTCCGTGAATACGAAAGCCAACTCCTGGAAGTCCTCCTCCGGTAAAGCATCTTCCACCGAAATAACATCGCGTGCCCATGAGCCCACAAATGCAGGCGCGTCGTGAAAATCTCCACCGCCACGCCCATTCCCCTCCACAGTGAGGAGAGGCAGTGGATGGAGTTCATGCACCTTTTTCTTGTCTACGTATTGCTTCTTTGTGTGGTTCACAATATAGCGATATTTCGCAGCGCTCATGGGTTCCGGACGAATCAACTTGGTCTCATCATCATTGCATAGAGCATACAAGTTCTTCTTATAATACCGTTGCTCGTCATCCGCGTAGTCCCCTGCCCATACCACCCGACTCTTGTGGTAGGCGCCTTCTGGACTCAAGGAGAACTCCACGGTGTTGACGAATTTGCTGGTAAGGTAGGAGTGCTCCATCAACTTCACGCCCTCGTCGTATGCACATGCGTTCATCCACGCAACTATGTTCCCCTCGTCATCAAGAATAACCGTGAAGTAGTATTGACCCATTTTGGCTTGGACCTGCTTATGAAAAAGGTAGGCAGAATCAATTTTTATTTCGCGCTCAACTCCACATCTTTGATAATACGATTCTGCGTAATGACCCGAGAACTAATACACATACTCTCTAACTCCTGCAACAACAGCTTATACGCATACGGGATTTCAATATTGCTGAAATTCGTCGTGTTTCCGCAGCCACGGCACGCCCAGATTCCCTCCACGGGATTGGCGATGGCGATGTTACCACAGTCCCTGCACGAATAACAGCGGAAGGCGTCCGAGCATTCCATGAGACGCTCCTTGGTGAACTCGGACATGCCGTGGGCAGCCACAGCGTCTCGCTCCATCTCGCCGAAACGAAGACCACCCTCCCTTGCGCGCCCCTCGGCCGGCTGGCGCGTCAGCATCACCAGCGGACCAGAAGCACGGCTGTGCATCTTATCGGCCGAGCAGTGGCGGAGGCGCTGGTAGAACACCGGTCCGACGAAGATATTGGTCTCCATCTGCCGGCCAGTGAAGCCGTTATAGAGGATCTCATTGCCATACGGCTCCATGCCGAGACCGTCGCGCAGAAGCGAGGCGAGGCCATCCACCGTGCAAGAGCCGAAAGGCGTGCCGTCACCCAGAGCTCCCACCTCGCATCCCACCTTGCCGAGGAGAGTCTCCATCAACTGGGCAATCGTCATACGACTGGGAATGCAGTGAGGATTGATGATAATATCCGGAATAATGCCCGAGGCCGTCTGAGGCATATCCTCGGCATTGAGGATCATTCCGCACGTGCCCTTTTGTCCATGACGCGAGGAGAACTTGTCGCCGATCTCGGGAATCCTGTCCTGGCGCACGCGGACCTTGGCGAAACTATAGCCCTCGCCATTACGATTGCGGAAGATACGGTCCACCCAGCCAATCTCGTTATTACGCATCGTCCTGGACACGTCGCGGAACTTCTTCGCCCCGGCAGGAACCACCGTGCCCGTGGGTATCCTCAGAGGCACCACCTTGCCAATCAGAATATCGTCATTATCCACATACTTATTCTCCGGCACGAAGCCGTCCTCAGCGAGTTTCTCATAATTCGCGTTCTTCATCTGCCTCGTCAACTGTGGATCAGGCTTGAAGAAGCGCTCCTCCTCACCTGAGGACTGGTTCTTCTTCTCCTCATCCTTGTATGTGCGGTAGAAGATACTGCGAAACCCGCCGCGCTGGAGGAAGGCGCGATTGATAATGATAGAGTCCTCCTGGTTGTAGCCAGTGTAAGTCATGATGGCCACTGTGATGTTCTGGCCACACGGCATTGTGTGAGACCCGTAGAACTTGCTCATGAAGGGACTCACCAGCGGGATTTGCGGGTAGCAGAGCATGTGCGAGAGGGCATCAAAGCGCTCGCGGAAGTTGAGGGCATACATGCCCATGGCCTGCTTGCCCATCGCGCACTGATAGGCATTGCGGGGTGACTGATTGTGGTCTGGGAAAGGAATGTTGGACGCCAGCGAGCCGAGAATGCAGGACGGGTGAATCTCCACGTGCGTCTTCTGAGCATCCTCTAACACAGACTTGTAGGTCATTGCGATCAGTGCACCCTCCGTCTCGCCAGGGTCAATATACTCCACGAGGTGATGGCCACCAGGAGTCTTCCACAGAAGAAGCTCCTCCCACGTCTTCATCGCGTCAATTTGCTTGGCGAGCTGAGAGTCCTTGAGCACTTCGCGCATGGCGGGCGCATACAAGAGAGGACGCAACATGCGCCCTGCCTCCGTGGTAATCCACAGCTCGCGCAAATTAATCTTCCAAATAATGCCCGTCTGCGGATGAAGCATGCACTCACGCTTGGCAGCCTTCAGGGAGTCAATAGTGCTCCGCGTAGTGTCCGGCGTCAGCGTGCCAATCCACGCGCCGTTCAAGAAGACGCGCGTATCCGTGAACTTCTCTGTGATGGAGGAAGAGGTGAGGGGTTTCAAGGTGCCGAGGCTCTCTAGGTAGTCGCTCACACACCGAGGATTGCTGAAGATACTCACAATAGCCGTCGTGGCCATATTCTTCACCACGCCTACGGAATGGCCCTCTGGCGTCTCGGCAGGACAGACAAAGCCGAATTGCGTGTTGTGGAGCTTACGAGGTGCAATCAGTTTGCCGGTCTTCTCAATGGGCGTGCTGATACGGCGCAAGTGCGAGAGGCCCGAGATGTAGTTGAGGCGATTCAAGACCTGACTCACACCGTTCTTGCTCGGCCCACCTGCCTTCGCTGAGCCGAAATTGCCGGTGGCGAGACAGGTCTTCAGGCCGACCTCCAGATTTGTGGACTTGATGACCTTGTGGATATTGCTGATGTTCAGAATCTCCTCAAAGTTGCCCGTGGCCTTCCAACTCCCGCCGTGGATCTCCTTGGCCAGATAGGACTTGATGTCCTTCACCATGATCGTGGAGAACTGGGTGCGAAAGAGGTTCGCGAGGAGAAACCCAGGCAAGTCCACGCGCTTATTGGGATAGGAATCACGGTCGTCGTTGGGAATACGACCCGAAGAGACCCAGAGCACCTTGCGCGTCATGTGCGCGAGGAAACAGGCCTTCTCATACGCCTTGTCCTCAGCCCCAATATGCGGGAAGAGCTCCTCGGCGAGGATATCTTTGACGAGGATAGGAGGCCTAGTGCCACGAGGAGCCCAGATCTTGATATAGGAGGCCATTGCCTCCAGCGCCTGCTCCTGGGTGTGGACAGTGGAAGACTCGGCCATGGACTCATTGATGATTGTGTCAAAGGCAGTGTCACGACCTGTAGTGGCAGGCCCGAGAATCATATCCACGATGTCCTTGTCGGCCACGACGCCGAGGGCGCGGAAGACGATGAACAGCGGGATAGGAGCCTTCATGCGCGGTAGTGAGCAACGCAGGAGGACAATCTGGATGTTCTTGGGGTGATACATCATGCGAACTGAGTTGGACTTGGGCACTTGGTCATTGTCCGGGCCAATGGACTTCACCTCCACTACCTCTAACTCCTTCGCGGTGTTCCGGTTATTGCGGAACACGAACGGCCGGTTCTCCGACATGCGCTCCTGGCTAATGCAGACGCGCTCACCGCCCTGGACAATGAAGTAGCCACCCATGTCCTCTGCACACTCACCGACGCGGGCTGGGTTCACATGGTGCTGGTCATTGAGGAGACAGTATTCACTGCCGACCATGACGGGAATCTTGCCCATGTGGACATTGGGAAAGAGGCGCTTGCGCACGGACTTCTTGCCCCCGTTGGAGTTGTCCGTCTCAATGTAGGTCACGTTGATGTCCACGAAGAGGGGGGCTGCGTATGTGAGGTTACGCAACCTCGCGTCATTGGGCATCATGGGGAGGACGGCGCCGTTGTTCTCAAAGATGGTCGGCTTCTTGAATTGGATATTGCCGAACTCCAGGTGGACCTCATATTCACGGCTCACAGGGCCGAGGCTTGCCACTGCGGCGACTTCCTGGTTGCCCATGAGCGCATTGGCTGCGGAAGTGCTGAGGCCGGTGGCGGATGCGAGGGCCGACCTGGGACCACTGAGAGGGATCTCTGGACTACCCCGAACAATAACGGGATTCACCATCGTAATAATTTCATGGATATCGTGTTTCATGAAATGATTAAAGCTCTCTAACTGGTGGGTCACGATCTGTTTGCCGTCTGCTTGACCAAAGTAGAGTTCGAGGAATTTGTGCCAGAGGATAGGCTCTTGGCCGTCCGCTGAAGAAGAGGACATCGTTGGTTGGGACTTGGTTTTGGCAGGGATGGAAGTGTCAATTTTTACTTTCATACCTGAGTTACTTCTTGCCATTTATTTAGATAGGCGCGCAGAATGTCAGAAGTGAGAAATGTGCAAATAACGGGTGGAGCAGTGGATCATTATCGGAAGGAGCGGGCAGGTGGTGTGACCCGACGCAGGAGAAGAGTAGAGCATGAAGGAGGAGATGCACCTCCTGGAGCGCCTTTACTAGGCCCGGCGAATATGGGCGCGGTGAAGATGATTGGCGATTCTCTGGCTTCTGGGGGAGCGAAGAAAAAGAAGGAGGATGAGGTGCCTGTGAAGAAGGTGGAACCGGTTGCCGTTGCTTCTCCTGCTGCTAGGCCCCAGCCACTGCCTCTGCAGCCGAAGGTAGAAGGGAAGATTATTCTCAAACCTGCCAAGAAAACTCCGAAGAAGATTGTCCTCGGTCCTCCGGCAATTGTAAAAACGAAGAAACGCTCCACGAATCCGAGAGAAACACATAAAGTCCGAGTCCAACTCAGTGGATTCAAGAAGAGAGTTACACGGGCTAAGGCGATTTCCAAAGAAAGTTCTCAAAAACCTCTCACCGATATTCGTAAGGAGTTGGAAGATGCCAAACTCATAAAACCTATTGCACAGGGTGGAAAAGAGCGAGTTCCTGAGGCGGTTCTTCGCAGTATGCACAGGGATTATTTGTTGTTAAGGAACAGAGCTTTGTAAAAATGTCTGTATCTAAAGCCTATTACAGTGGATCAGGAACTGGTAAATTTCTGACAAATTTAGAACAATATGTAACGCTTACAATTTGGGGAGGAGGTGGAAGCGGCGGCGGTGGCGCGTCTGGTTTTGGAGGCTCAGGTGGCACATGCACCTTTGACGCAAGAGGTAAGACAACCTTTATATATGAAATAGGTGCCGGTGGATTGCCTAATGGATATAATGCCGGTCGTGGTGGCTTTACCAAGTTTACTTGTGGAGATGTTATTATAACTGCAAATGGTGGTCAAAATGGAGATTATATTGATGGTTTTGTCGCACCTTCTGTAAGTGTTACAGATCCAAGTAATCTTATTAGTTCGAGATCTTTTGTGAATGGAGCTACTCCTATTTCTACAACTAGTGGTATTAATAATCCTGCATATCAGCAATATGGAATGGGTGGAAATGGATACGACTCGTATAGTGAAGCAGGAAATCCAGGAATACTCATAGTAACTTATACAGTTTCTCAAAAGACTGTAAATTTACCGGCGAATGTTGATGAGATTACTGTTATAATTTGGGGAGGAGGTGGGGGGGGTCAAATTAACCAGTCAGGAGGTTGGGGGGGTGGAGGTGCAAAATGTGTTTTTAATGCAAGAGACAAATCATCCTATACATTCAATATAGGCCTTGGTGGAGGAGGTAGCGGTAGAGGCGGTAACAGTACCTTTAGTTGTGGAAATTTTAATATACTTGCAGAAGGCGGAGAAACGTGGTATGATAGCGTATCACCAAGAGCAGGGTCTGCCGTGATTACAGATCCAAGTAATCTTATTGGTAATAGACTAAAAGAGATTTACACGGGAGGTTCTCCTAGTAATAATTGCGTAACTGTACCGATATCATCCGAAGACACAGAGACCTATTGCACAGGCACACCTGGCAATCAAGAATATGGAATGGGGGGAGATGCGTCACCTGGGCATGCAAATCCTGGAGAACCAGGTGTATTTATATTAACTTATACACTACAAGAAACAGTCCCAGGTGCACCTACAAGTGTTATTGCTACAGCTGGCGGTGGTCAAGCAACTGTATCATGGACAGAACCAGAAAATAATGGTGGCTCGGCGATTATTGATTATACTGTAACATCTAGTCCAGGTGGGTTCACGGCCACTACTTCTGGAACTTCAGCTACTGTCACAGGGCTCACTGGTGGGACATCCTATACGTTTACTGTGACTGCAAGAAATTCTGTGGGTAGCTCTTCTGCCTCTTCTCCTTCCAATTCTGTTACTATAATTAGTTTTGTCTATTTTTCTCAACCTCTTAGTTTATCTCAAATTGCTACGGCGGGAGGAATTACTACTACATCTAAAAAAATGTCCGACTTGCGTGGGAAAACTATATTTAATACAAGCGGAGTAGAAATTACTGTTCCAGCCTCTGGTAGTTATAATCTTAGTTTTTTTGCTGCTAAGACTTTTAGAACTCCTACAACTGTTCCCGATCCACCTACAAACCTTACTCCTACAGCTGGCGACGCTCAAGTAAGCTTATCATGGACAGCTCCCACTAATAATGGTGGCGAAGCTATTACAGGCTATACTGTAAAATATTCTAATGGAACAGTTATAACAACTACTGGGGCTGGGACAACTTCTTATACTGTAACCGCCCTGACGAATGGGACATCCTATACGTTCATAGTGACCGCGAATAATAATGTAGGTAGCTCTGCGCCTAGTTCTTCTGTTTCTGTTACGCCTGGGCCTCCTCCGAATAATATTTATTTTAGTGTTACTGAAGGTTCCCCTTCTTCTCTAAGTGAAAATAATAAAAAACTAGATATAGCTGGTACAGGTTCAGCGTTTGTTGTCAGTGCTATTTTAACTGGTGGAAATACAAGTCCTATATATATATCTGTTAGATTCCCAAGTGGTAATGGAACTGCTACTAATATTATAAATACAGCAAATTATGGAAACCTTGGTAGCTTTAATGTATATTTTCCGTATGGTATTATATCTGGATCTATATTTCTTAGTTTTTTTGGGGATATTGGCTCTTGTCAAGCGTATATAAGAACTGCACCATACGATGGAGGTTTCCAGACATTTTCTCAAGATGCAAGTGGATATCCTATAACATGGCCGTAAAACCCCCGACAGCAAACCTTTCACTAAAATATTTCATAGATAAATCATTTTAATATATAGAGCTTTGTAAGATATGCCTTTTAGTGGATATACGTTACCAATCTCCTTAAATGCAGTTGCAACGGGGGGGGGGTTACGTCAAAATCTATGAGTGACTTACGTGGGAAAACTGTATATGATTCTGGTGGAACTTCTTATACTACACCAAGCAGTTACCCATTTAGTCTAAAAGACAATTTCCTGAATAGGAGTTTTACAAGCCCCGCCACAGTTCCCGATGCACCTACAGAAGTTAGGGTTAACGTTACAGCATGGAATTATGGTTCAGGAGTTCAAACAATAAGTATAAATTGGAAAGCACCGACTAATAATGGTGGCTCGGCGATAATTGATTATACGATAAGATCAACTATAAATAGTAATGGTATAGAATATACTACTACTGCTAATAATACATCCATGACATTTACTAGAAACCCTCCCTGGCCAGAAGGATATGTAGTTACCGCTAGAAATTCTGTAGGTAGCTCTCCTCCTTCTATATTAACAGTGCCCGACCCACCTACAAATGTTAGCGCTACAGCTGGCGCTGGTAAAGTAACAGTATTTTGGAACATACCTAAATTAGGTTATGGGTATACAGAAGTAGCCACAGTCACGTTTATAATAACAGCTAATCCCGGTGGGTTAACAACAACTGCTCCCTATAGTTCAGCCGCATATTTTAATGGCCTGACGAATGGAACTGCTTATACATTTACAGTAATGGCGGTAAATCCTAGTGGCAACTCTGCCCCTTCTTCTCCTTCTAATTCGGTTACACCTTCTTAATAATATTATTTTTAAATAAATCTTTCTGGTGGTTCAAGAAGCAATTTTAATAAAACAATTACTATATCAGCTGTCGCCCAGCCTTTTAGTATATCTTGTAGTTTATCCGGTGGAAATGCTATAACATGCCCGTAAATGATATAAACCCCTAACGCATCTTATAGACAATGACCCAGAATCTGACAGTTCTTTACCGCAAGTTTTATGAAACTTACAGTAAACAATATGGGCCCAATACCTGTATCCTACTCCTCGTAGGAAAATTCTACGAAGTCTACGATCTCATTGACCCAGAATCAGGAAATCCCTATACATCAGCAAAACGAGCCGTAGAAATCATGAACATCGCCCTCAAAGAAAAACCCAATAACGGCCCCAATAACGAAACCGGTCTCTGGGCCGGCATACCCGAACAAAGTCTCCACAAATTCGCAGCCCCTCTCACAGCTCTCGGCTGGACGGTAGTAGTCGTGGATCAAGTAAAAGAGGCTGCCACAAATCAAGTGATCAACCGAATTCCTACGCGCATTCTCAGTCCAGGAACACACTTGGAAACCGCCTCGCAGGAACGGATGAGTGTGGCAGCCATCTGGATAGACAGCCCAGTCTACGCCGCAGCCGTTCTGGATATTACAACCGGCGAAGTATTCTCATTCCAGACCACCGAGCCCTATAATATCCAGCATATGCTCCAAGTATATTGTGTAAAAGAGAGTGTTGTGACCCAAGTGCCACCCGTCGCCACGCCAGCATTCACTATCCCAGGCATAGTCCACGAGATCCCCTTTTACACAAATGACAATTTCGCGAAGCCGTTTGCCCGAGAAGAATATTTCCGCAAAATGTTCCGCCTCAAATCCATGCTCCCCGTGAGAACGGCGCTACATATGGGCTCTGCAGAGCCTCCTACGGAACGAGCCATTTGCCTCTTACTCCGTTTCGTAGAAGATCATTTTCCTCAACAAGTGGATCGTCTCGCTAGCCACGAACCCTATACGCCCACCGACCACATGGCACTGTCCAACAATATCTTGGAACAATTGAGTATTATTACCACAAATGGCCAAAAATCCGTTCTCAGTCTCCTACAACATACGCATTCGGCTATCGGGAGACGCGATCTACGTGAACGAATCTTGCGACCTATTACCTCGGCGGACGAGTTGGAGAAACGCTGGGGAGAAGTTGCTTATGCAAGCGAACTGACTAACCAGCGCAGAGTAGCCTTGGAAAGAGACCTCAAAGGTCTATATGATATTCCCAGGCTACATTATACATTTGCAGAAGCATCCACAGACAGTCTAGATATACTACAACTTGCCCAGAGTTATTGCGCCACTGTATGTCTCATTCAGAATCTCCGAGATACTCCTCTCGCATGTCCCGAGTTACTAGAAACCCAAATTGCCGAATTCCGTCGCATGTTCCGTTCCTTATTTGATGAGGAAAAGGCACAGCGCAAGGAAAATGGAGAGCCGATTGGCTTTCTTACGGCGATGTCCGGTCCTAGGACGATGGCGGTAGAGAAGAAAATTCAGGAAATTCAGGAGACTTGGGCACAAACTTGGCAGGTCTTCTGTAAGGAAATAAAGATCCCGGCCGACAGTTTTTCACTAGTGCAAAAGGGTGATGGGGAGTTTGCCTGGGAAGGTTCTCGGACTCTTTTGAAAACGGTGCAAGGGGCGGTGTTCTCTAAGGCTGGAGGACTCACCGCCTTGGCAGTGGATTTTAAGAAATCGGGGCCGATTACGGTTTCCTGCAAAGAACTCTATGTATTTGTGGATAGTATTCGTTCCTTGTCTCGCGATTTGAGCATTTTGCTTCGCCAAGAAAGCCGTCCGGCATGCGATACGATGTGGGAGGCTGCCGTGCCTTTCCAGAAGGAATGGTTTTCTTGGTTGGGGCGCGTAGATTCCACAATCGCCCTGGCTGTGACGGCGCGCCTATATGGATGGACACGGCCTAGCGTTTCCGCTGCCGAAGGCAAAGGAGGCCTAGAAATCGTAGGGCTTGTGCATCCTCTTTTGTATACTGCACAGACACGTATGGAGTATGTGAAACATGATGTGAGCCTGGGCCCAGACACTAAGACAAAAGCCAATGGATGGCTCATTTACGGTGTGAATGCCAGTGGCAAATCTAGTTTGATGAAGGCCGTCGGTATCGCCACCATTCTCGCCCAAGCCGGCTCCTTCGTGCCTGCAGAGTCCATGCGTATTCGCCCCTACGATGCTGCCTTCAGCCGTATTTGGAGTCACGACAATTTATGGGCGGGCCTTTCCAGTTTCGCCGTGGAAATCTCCGAGCTCCGAGATATTCTCGCCCAGGCGACCGACAAGAGCCTAGTGCTCGGCGATGAAGTCTGTAGTGGCACGGAATCCATGTCGGCCACTGCTCTCGTGGCGAGCACTCTGGAACATCTGGACGAAAAGGGCTGCCATTTCATGTTCGCCACGCATCTCCACGATTTGATGAAAGTGCCCCGGCTTCTTCCGAGGCCAGGAATCGCGGTCTGGCATTTGCGTGTGCAGAGGACCCCCGAGGGAAAACTCATTTATGACCGAACTCTCCAACCAGGAAGTGGTTCTTGCACTTATGGCCTAGAAGTGGCGAGGGCCATGGGAATACCTCTCAAACTTCTGGATCGTGCTCACGAAATACGCCGTGCTCTGGGTGGTGAAGTGGCAGCCACAGATGCTCCGAAGAGTGTGTGGAATCCCAATATCCAGCGAAAGGCGTGCGAAGTGTGTGGTGATCCTGTTGTGAAAGAGCTGGAAGTCCATCACATTGTTCCGAGAGCCGAAGGAGGTAGTAATGACTTGCGGAACCTCGTGGTCTTGTGTGAGAAGTGTCATGATAAGCACCACGCGGGAGAGCTAGAAGTGGGTGAACTCCGACAGACTTCTGAGGGTTTGGAGCGGAGCACGACCGTTTTTACACAAGTGGCTACGCATGCAAAGAAGAAGGCTCCGAAGTGGACAGAGGAACAAATGGAGTCCATTCGTTCCGCAATCAATAAATTTTCGGGTAGGCCTTTGACACGTATTTGTCTGGAGTTAGAGGAGCTTGGTATTCACATCAAGCCGGCCCAGCTCAAGGGGCTTATTTAAGCGGTCTGCGTCTGCGGAGGCAAGGCTGCATTCGGGGGCATGGCGATGTAGGTGATAGGGCCCGCAGGTCCAACAGGTCCAACAGGTCCAACAGGTCCAACAGGTCCAGCAAGACCATCAGCTCCAGGAGGACCAGGAGGGCCCTGGGCACCAGGAGCACCCTGAGCACCAGCAGATCCAGCAGGCCCAGCGGGTCCAGCCGGTCCAGCGGGTCCAGCGGGTCCAGCGGGTCCAGCCGGTCCAGCGGGTCCAGGAGGGCCGGCAGTGCCAGGAGCAGAAGCCATCGTCAGCCCACCATTCATCAGCAAATCCATCTGCTTCTTTAACTCCGCCAGTTCCGTCTGTAACTGCCGGACTTCACGTCCGATAGGATTACCACGCTGATAGTTCAAACCACCGCCAGTCAGAACAGAGGTCATTTGTTTCTGGACAGGCCCAACCTTCTTTTACACAACCTATGAACGCACATATCCAACCGTCCGGGGCTTAGAAATGTCAGCGGGATATAAAATTGATTTTCTACCTATCTCCAGATAGAAAGTCCAAATGATCATTCCTATCCGCTGTTTCAGTTGCAACAATGTCATTGCCGACAAGTGGAACAAATACAAGCAACAAATTAAGAAGATTCGTGGTAGCTCCGAAGAGCGTTTCTACATGGACGGTAGCCAGATTCCCCAGACTCCCGAGCTAACTATTATGACCGCCCTCGGCCTCAAGCGCGCCTGTTGTCGCAAACAGTTTCTAACCCACGTGGATTTGATGGACAAAATTTAACACTATACTATCAGAAGGTCAGAAGATGGAGCTATTCTTGCCAAGCATCATGATTATTTTATTATCGGCTTTTTTTATCTTTATGATTCTTCCCCGAATGGGATCCACCATTTTACTAGTGACAAGTATCTTGGCACTCTTCCTTGTAGGCTATAATCACTATAGCATGTTCTACGACGAGTATCGTCTAAGCACCTGGCAACAGGGCATCTCAGCCTATGCGCCGTGGCTAGTGGTGTTATTGTCGTTTATATTTTTGGCAGCATCCATGCAACATATCTTTGCAGGCCCCGCGAATTATTCCTCCTCTTCTGCTGAACCTTCCATTGTGGAACAAATAAGTGAGTCCGTCTCCGATTCTATTAAGAATATGCCTTCGGCGGAGACAGCCACGAATGTAGTTACGGCCGCCGTGAACAATGCAATAAATAGTGCGAAGAATCTTGTATCTCCCGAGACAAATAAGTCTGGCAATAATAAGTCCGGTAATAACAAGCCCAATAATAACAGGTCCAAGAAGAACGAATCGCCCTATATCCCTGGACTTCAATACAAATCATCCGAAGTATGAAAAATATAAGCATTCATTAGCATGGTGAAGAGAAACACAAAGAAGGTCAGTAAACCTCTCAGCCTCGGCGGACTCCGCAAAGGCTTGGAGCACATGAAGATGTGCGCTGTTAAAATGGGTGTGCCCGAATTTCAGAAAGAGTATAAGAAGGTATTTGGCAAGACGATTTCCACTAAAGAGGCGAAGCTTTATATGGATAGCATGAAGGTGAAAAAGGCGCAGTCTGGCGGTGCTGCACCCCTCCACTATGAATTACAGCCAGGGCTACCTTCGCCTTATGGCTCCTATCCCGCATATGTATCAGGCGGATTCGGGTTCGCCAATCAAGCCTCCACCCTCGGCCACGCAGGCGGAGTGACGACCTTCCCCTTCCCGGATCCAAAGATGGGCTCCAATCTTGTCGGCGGTGCGAAGAAGGGCAAGAGATCCACGAAGCGCAAGGGCAAGAGTAATAAACAAGGTGGAGGTGGCTTGGTGGATTCTGCCTTGAGCAATGTATCACAGCTCTTCAATCGCCCATTCCCGGCGATGTCCCCTGCCACAATCGGCAATGATATTCAGATGCTTGCTCAAGGCACCCCCGGCTTTCCCAGTCCTCATGCCGAACATAACGGGAATGTAGGTGGATCTGGACCATCTACTACATTTATTCACACGATGGGGGTCAGCCCCGCCAGTAAATTAGTGTAATAAGAAAACCACTCGGAACTTTAGATTTAGAATGTCTACATCTAATGTCCCGGCGCCTGACCAGGCTCCACCTAGCCCTCCCTTCATTCCTGCAGAACGAGGAGCATTTGGCACACCTCCAAACAGCCCTCCCTTCATTCCTGCAGTAGCACCGAACGACCGTGTTGGCATACCTGAACTTCGGCAACCGAATTACGGATATGGTGCTCCTGTTCAAGGGTTCCGTGGACCTCCCCCTGCTCCTGTCCAAGGGTTCCGTGGACCTCCCCCTGCTCCTGTATCAGCCCAGCAGTTGCCCAAAACCTCCGAGCTAAAACTTCACTCGGCCAATCCAAATACTATTCTCGCGAGAAAACTCCTAGACACCTACTTCAAAACAACAGACTACCCTTTTACACGGCACCACATTGATTCCTTTGATCAGTTCGTAGCCCAAGATATCCCCGCCATTCTGAAATCCAATAACCCTATTCTTCTTCTGAAGGAGCTGAATCCCGCCACAGGCGTATATATGTATCGCGTAGAGATCTTTATTGGCGGTCGCACTGGCGAGGAAATAGAAATCGGCGCACCCACTATTGCACTCCAAAAAGGCAAGGAGGTGCGTATTCTTTTTCCGAATGAGGCGAGGCTCCGTAATCTCACATATGCATCGACCGTATACGCCACCATTCGCGTAGAGCTCACTATCACTCTCCCGGATCAGCCTGCAACGGAAGCAGCCGCGCAGCCCATCGTCATGGAATTCAAGCGCATGCCCCTTTTCCAATTACCAATTCTTTTACACAGTCGCAATTGTATTCTCCACGGCAAGCCCGCATCTTTCCTAAAAGAGGCCGGCGAATGCCCACAAGACCAGGGCGGGTATTTCATCGTGGAAGGAGCCGAGAAGGTTCTTATTACCCGGCAAGAGCAGGCTTTCAACACTCTCTATGTCCAGAAGCAACCCAATAATGACAAGGTGGAGACCTATGGTAATATCACCTGCCTCTCTTCTGAGACACGCCAAGTGAAAGTCGTCACCTTCAACTGGGTCCGCGCCACGGAAACTCTCGTCGTGAGTCTTCCCTACGTGCGCAAACCCCTCCCCATCTTCATGCTCTTCCGCGCCATGGGCATCCAGTCCGATGAAGATATCC